TAGCAGATTACCAATATAAATCTGCATTTGTAGCAGACCAAGAATTAAATTTAGTAGCATGTCTTACAGAGGTAATGGTAGAATGTCAATTTAACTAGGATAATATGACTCCTTTTGATTTTTTAAATGAAATAACTTATGGTAAAAACGACCTGATGGTTGATGATATTGAACATCAGGTTGAAAAACAATATAATCCTTTTATTGTTAATCGCGGCCTTTCATATTTTTATGATACAGTCATTTATGCAAATGATATGAATATTCGGCATCATCTTGATAAAAAACTACAAAATACTTATCTGCTAAATATTATAAGGAAGAAAAAACGATATTCAAAATGGTATAAAGCAGATAAATCTGAATTGCTTGAAATCGTTATGGAGTATTATGGCTATAGTATTAAAAAATCAAAAGAAATATTTCCCTTATTGACCTCTGAAAATATAGAGAAAATGAGACAGGTGTTGGATAAGGGTGGGATGAAAGGATTGAAATGACATATGGTATTGAACAAATGATAGAAGTTACAATCAAGGAACCAGATGATTTCCTTAAAATCAAAGAAACGCTAACTCGTATTGGTGTTGCCTCACGTAAAGACCAGACCCTTTATCAATCTTGTCACATATTACATAAACAACAAAAATATTACATAGTTCATTTTAAGGAACTATTTGCACTTGATGGAAAATCTACTAATTTTTCAGATAATGATGTAGCAAGAAGAAATACAATTACAAATCTATTATCAGAGTGGGAATTGCTTACAGTAGTAGAGCCGGAAAAAACAAAAGACCTTGTCGTATCTCTAAATCAATTAAAAATCTTATCATTTTCCGAAAAAGAAGAATGGACGCTTATTCCCAAATATAATATTGGTAAAAAATCATAATAGGTGATAATATACATTATTGAATTGTCATGACCACAATTAAAATACAACAAAAATTAGGCGTATTCTGTTTATATGATGATATAAAAATACCTTCATTAGCAACAGAAAAATCAGCATGTTTTGACCTTAAAGCATATCTTAAAAGGGGCAATACTATAATTGGTTATAATCAATACAATTATAAAAAAGAACTTATTTTAGATACTGATTGTCTGGTTATGCTTCCTTCATGGAGATATCTTATTCCTACAGGATTAATATTTGATATACCTGCAGGATATTATATCAAGGTTCATCCTCGTTCAGGTAATGCGTTGAAAAAAGGGTTAATCACTGCAAATAATACGGGGATTATTGATGAAGATTATGTAGAAGAATGTAATTGTATTATGATAAATGTTACTGATGACCCAATTGAGGTTTATCATGAAGACAGAATAGCACAAGCAGAATTGCGTAGGACAGAAAGTTTTGTAATGAGAAGACTAGAACATAGACCAGGACAAAAAACTGACCGAGATGGTGGTTTTGGGTCTACAGGAGCTTGACAAATTCGATATTTGTGTTATAATATTTAATAAATAGTTTTATAGTAGTTATGAGATGGGCCGATAGTCGGGCATCCCTATTTGTGGCATATCGCCATACGGAGTTAGCCGATGCGTAACTCTAAAAAACAATCTCGCTAAAATAGGAGAAATATGTTGAGCAATCAAATGTCTATAACCTTCCCACAAAATCTTCGAGAATTTGAAAAAGCGTTCCAAGCAAGTGTTGGATTCGATTCTTTTTTCTCTCGATTATTTGACGTTGATTCTGATGCTACTGCAAGCACAGGATACCCTCCTTATAATATCAAAAAAACTGGTGAGTACGCATATCAAATTGAAATGGCACTTGCTGGGTTTTCTAATGATGAATTACAGGTAGAAGTGGTGGACGGTACACTTTCAATTAAGACTGTTCCCTCTGAAAAAGAGGAAAAAGATGTATTCCTTCATCGTGGAATTGCAAAGAGGCAATTTTCCAGAAAGTTTACTCTCTCTGACGATGTGGTTGTGAAGGGTGCAGACCTGTATAACGGGCTTCTAACCATTGACCTGGAAAGAGTTGTTCCAGAGGAAAAGAAACCTCGGGAAATTCCTATCAATGTTGGAGTGAAAGTAGTAGAACATAAAGTAGTATAACTTTAGAGGCGGTCTTCGGACCGCCTTTTTTTTAGGAGCAACCTTGAAAATAACACAGAATTTTTCTTTAAAAGAAATGACCTTTTCTGATACTGCTATTAGAAAAAATATTGGAAATATCCCAGGCACAGAAGAACTTATAAATTTAACGAATCTTTGTTGTCATATTCTTCAACCTGTCCGAGAACATTATGGGAAATCTGTAAGGATTAATTCTGGATACAGGTGTGTTGAATTATGTGAAGCAGTAGGAAGTTCTGCAAAATCACAACATGCAAAGGGGCAGGCTGCTGATTTTGAAATTAATGGATTATCAAATAAAGAATTGGCAACTTGGATTTATAATAATTTAGATTTTGACCAAATTATTTTAGAGTTTCATGACCCTGATGACGACCCTAATAGTGGTTGGGTTCATTGTTCTTATAGAACTGATGGAACAAATCGACATAATGGATTAATTATTAATAAAAAAACTAAAGGTAATTATGTATCTTGGAAGCCATGAAAATTTTATCCGCAGGACTTGATATAAAAAAAGTGAATTGACAAATGCATATAATTGTGTTATGATGTATTAGATGAACTTGAAAAGTCCTTATTAATATAGATATTCTAATTTTGGTCTATGAGTTTTTATACTAACGTTCAAAATGTAAAAAGTAAAATCTTTTTTCGTGGCATTGACGACCAAGGAAATCATTTCAATCAAAAGGTCGATTACAGCCCTTCCTTATACATATCCTCTACAAAAGAATCTAAATGGAAAACACTTGAAGGTGAAAGTGTTTCTGAAATTCCTTGTGGTTCAATCAATGAAGCAAGAAATTTTATTCGTAGATATGAAAATATAGATAATTTCAAAATTTACGGTAATACTAATTTTCATTATTGTTTCATTGCTGATAATTATCCAGGTACACTGTCATATGATATTCATCAAATAGGTATTGCAAATATTGACATTGAGACTGGTTCTGAAAATGGATTTCCTGACCCTCAAGTGGCACAAGAAGAAGTAATTTCAATATCTGTAAAATTTAAAGATAAATTCTTTTCATTTGGTTGCGGAGAATTTAAATCAAATCAAGAAAATGTGCATTTCATGAGATGCAATAATGAAATTCATTTATTGCAAGAATTTCTTTTATTTTGGGAAAAACTTGATATTGATATTGTAACTGGTTGGAATGTGAAATTTTTTGATATACCGTATCTGGTTAATCGTATGAATCGGGTGTTCGATAAACCTGAATATCAAAGATTATCACCATGGCGATTTGTGAGCGAAAGAACTGTGAATCAAATGGGGTTTGGAGGTACACGAGTACAACAAGCATTTGAACTTGTAGGTATCGCAACTCTTGATTATCTTGATTTATATAGAAAATTTACTTATACACAACAAGAAAATTATAGATTAGACCATATTGCACATGTAGAATTAGGTGATAGAAAATTAGATTATTCAGAATTTGGCAGTTTACATCAATTATATAAACAAGACTTTCAAAAGTTCATGGAGTATAACATTAAAGATGTTGACCTTGTTGATAGACTTGAAGACAAATTGAAATTAATTGAAACTGCAATTGTTCTTGCATATGACGCAAAAGTGAATTATACGGATGTATTTACACAAGTGAGAATGTGGGATACCTTGATTTATAATGAATTGCGAGAAAAAGGTATAGTCCTTCCTCCAAAGAAAAATACATTCAAAGATACTCCATATGAAGGTGCGTATGTAAAAGAGCCAAAACCAGGAGCATATAATTGGGTTGTGTCGTTTGATTTGAATAGTTTGTATCCTCATTTGATTATGCAATATAATGTTTCGCCTGAGACAATGGTGCCTAATTATCCTCCTCAGTCTGTATCTGTTGATAAATTTTTGGACCGTGATATTGATACAACATATTGTCAACAGCAGGATTTGTCAATATCGGCAAATGGTTATCATTTTCGTAGAGATATTCAGGGATTTCTTCCTGCTATGATGGAAAGGATGTATAATGAGAGGTCGAAGTTTAAGATACAAATGCTTGAAACTCAACAAGTATATGAGAATGAGAAGAATCCAACCGAACGTATAAAATTATCAAAAGAGGTTGCAAGACTTGACAATATGCAAATGGCAAGAAAGATTCAACTTAATTCTGCATATGGTGCATTGGGTAATCAATATTTTCGTTTCTTTGATGTGCGACAAGCAGAAGCAATTACAACTGGTGGACAGTTAGCTACAAGATGGGTTGAACGTGATGTAAATAAGTATTTAAATTCCATACTTAAAACTGAAGATAAAGATTATGTAATAGCATCAGACACTGATTCAATTTATGTGTGTTTAGATGACCTAGTGAAGAGTGTGTTTGATGATACAAGTGATATTCCAAAGGTAATAGATTTTCTTGATAAAGTGTGTGACGGGAAAGTACAGGATTGTATAGATAGGTCTTTTAAAAGATTAAGTGATTATATGAATGCATATCAGCAAAAGATGATTATGAAACGAGAAGTGCTTGCTGATAGGGCAATTTGGACAGGTAAAAAACACTATATGATTAATGTGCATGACAGTGAAGGTGTAAGATTTAATAAACCTAAAATCAAAGTAAAAGGACTTGAATCTGTTAAGTCATCTACTCCTGCTATTGTAAGACAACGACTGGTTGACGCATATAAGATTTTGATGAATGATACAGAAGATGATATGATTACTTTTGTCGAAGGATTTCGTAATGAATTTGAATCTTTGCCTCCAGAAGATGTTGCGTTTCCTCGTTCAGTTAAAGGTATTGAGAAATATAGTGACCCATCAATGTTATATAAAAAAGGAACACCAATACATGTGAAAGGAACTATCATACATAATAAATTATTGAAGGACCATAAATTAACTAGAAAGTATCAGATAATTCAAGAAGGAGAGAAGATTAAGTTTTCATATTTGAAAATACCGAATCCTGTTGGAGATACGGTTATTAGTATGGGCAATACTTTACCTAAAGAATTTGATTTGCATAGATTTATAGATTATAATATGCAATTTGAAAAGACGTTTCTTGGCCCCTTGAAAGATATTTTGAATTGTGTAGGTTGGGACCATGAAAAACGAAATACTATTGAAGATTTTTTTATTTAAGGAGTGATAATGGATTTTTTGAAAGATATGATTAAGGAGACTGGAAATGAATACGCTGGATTGGTGGCCGACGGAGTTGAAGCAGGTGATGTTGAATCTTTTATTGATACTGGAAGTTATGCTCTTAATGCATTATTATCGGGAAGTATCTATGGTGGATTACCGTCAAATAAAATTACTTCCTTTGCTGGAGAAACGGCTACAGGAAAAACGTTTTTCGTGCTTGGTATTGTCAAACAGTTTTTATCAGATAATCTTGGCGGGGGTGTTCTTTATTTTGAGTCTGAATCTGCTATAACTAAACAGATGATTGAGCAACGAGAAATTGATACTTCTCGTATGGTGATTTTACCAGTTGCGACTATACAAGAATTTGCTCATCAAGTTACAAAAATACTTGATAAACATCTTGCTAGTGAAGATAGACCACCATTGATGATATGTCTTGATAGTCTTGGTATGTTATCAACTTCAAAGGAAGTAGGTGATATTGCTGAAGGAAAAGAAACAAAAGATATGACTAGAGCCGCCCTTGTAAAAGGCGCATTTAGAGTATTGACACTTAAAGCAGGAAAAGCAAAAGTTCCTGTATTGGTTACAAATCATACATATAGTCAAGTTGGAGTGATGTTTCCTCAACAAGTAATGGGTGGAGGTACAGGACTTTATTATGCTTCAAGTAATATTGTATTTCTCTCAAAAAGAAAAGAAAAAGATGGAACAGAAGTTATTGGTAATGTAATTCATTGTAAAAATAAGAAATCTAGACTGACTGTGGAAAATAAGCAAATTGATGCACTAGTGACTTATGATAAAGGATTAGACCGTTGGTATGGTATGATTGAACTTGCTGAAGAGACAGGAATTTTTAAGAAAGTTTCTACACGTTTTGAATTGCCTGATGGTTCAAAAATGTTTGGTAAACAAATTATGCGAGACCCAGAAACATATTTTACTGAAGATATTATGAAAAAAATTGATGAATATTGTAAAGAAAAATTTTTATATGGTTCTAAAAAATCTGTTGAAGTGAACGAAAATGAAGAAACCGTTTAGTAAAGATTTTTCAAAAATTCATCATTCAGACACTATAGAAAATGTTAAAAAACTTTCTTATGGTTCTGGTTTGTGGAATACGTATTATAAAAATACGCTTTGGAAATTAGATTGTTTAATAGACCGTGCGTTATATATAAAAAATAAAAAAATATCAGGTAATGTTGCAGAAGTAGGAATTGCTAAAGGAGGTTCTGCTAAAATTTTAGCGAATATATTTTTAGATAAAAAAATACATTTATTTGATACATTTCAAGGATTACCTATAGAAGACCCCTTGAGTGGCCTTGTTATTGGTGATTTTCAAGAAAATGAAGATGATGCGAAATTATTTTTATCAAATAATGATAATGTTCAATTTAATGTTGGAACTTTTCCAGATACAGTAAATTTGAGTTCAACGGATAATTATTCTTTTGTACATTTAGATGCTGATACATATCAGAGTACCATGGATGGATTAATTTATTTTTATCCTAGACTTACGAATCAAGGATATATTTTAATAGATGATTATATGTTTGATGAATTGCCTGGGGTAACAATGGCAGTTTTAGAATTTACAAAAATGCATGATATAAAATATCATTTGCCTGAAAGATGGATGTGTCTGATACAAAAAACTTAACAGAATGGTACGATATAGTTCCAAATCCTCAAAATGAAGATGATGAGCAACAGGTATTTCATATTAAACAAGGTAAATTTCAAGATGTAGTTTATAAATATAATCGTTTTGG